GTTGGCGGTCAAGACGAGCCCGGTCGAGATCCGCTCGTCGTCATCGGTCGCCTTGACCGAGACCCGTTTCGAGAACCGGCGCTCCGCGTCGCTGTTGGTACTCATCGTATGATAGAACGCCGGTACGAGTCTCGGACAGAGGCCCCGGCGGGGCTATGCCGTCATCGGGTGTTGGTTAGCCGTCGGAGCAATCGGAGCAAAGGAACGTCGGCGTCGCGCCGATCCTCACTCGCTATCGCCGAACTCCAAAATCTCATCTTCGGCATCGGCGTGCGACACCGGCTGGACATCAACCAGTTGTTCACCGTGCTCGCCCCAGCCGTTGAAGAACTCATCGAGACGGTCCGATTCGACAAAGTACACGTTTTTGTGCAACGGACGGTCGACGAGTCCGACGATCCCGATGATGCGATACACCTCCGCATCCGGCTCCGGCCACTCCTCAACGTGTTCGTATGTGTAGGGGATGCCACGATTATCAGCGACGCCCGTGTGGTCGTCTACTTCTCGGACGTACCACGGTTGCTGCTGTTCGCTGTCACCACTTTCAGAATCTGATTCGTACGTTGGCATGCTTCGAAGCCTCCGGAGCACTCGGCGGGTGTCCACACACCCGTCGGTTCACCGAATCGTGCTTGTTGGACACACGAGCGTGGCGTTTGTAGTAGTTCCGGTCACGTGTACAGTCGTCCGCCGGATTGTAGCGTGTCGAGTTCCGTTTCGGTGAACGAGTCGGCGAAGCGAGGGACCGTCGTACACCGACACCGAATGATGTTGCTCGGGCTACCCGTCGGGTCGCCGGGGTATCGGAGGGTTTCGCCCCCCACCAAGAACGTCCCATCAACCGGCGCGACTTGCCCGCCGGCAGCGACGTGCGCCGCGCGGGTTCGGCTGTCGTTGGTGTTGAGCCACTCCGTGCCGACGACGCCTTCAGCATCGCGGTAGGTGGAGTCCTTGCCCGCGTTGCTTGAGGATAGAACGGAAGTCCGAGCATTGCGTTCGGCGACGTGATCCTGTAGCCGGTTGTCGAACAGGTCCTCGTTGATCCCGTCGGCGATGTCGTCGATACTCGCGCCGCTTTCCTGAGCGCCCCGGATGTAGTTCGTAACATCCGAATTTATAGTGTCAAGAACCTCGTTCTCAACTATTTCATCAGACCATTCAGCAAATTCGGATAATACATCATCCGGAACGACCGAGAAGTCTACATCGAGCTGGTGTTGGCGGGCGGCGATCGCTCGGCCGGCCTGCGCTCCCTGTTCGGTGCCGGCCCGGTAGACCTCTTGCAGATCCGATGTGTAGTTGCGGGTCGTGCGTTCGACGTCGACGCGGAGGGTGTCGATCGCCGACGGGTCGAACTCGCCGGCTTCGAGCGCCGCCACGAGGTCGTCGCGGAGCGGATCGAGAGCGTCGTTCCAGTTCTCAGTGAACTCCGTGAGTGCGCGTTCGGCCTCCGGCGCGAGGTTCCACTCCTGTTTGGCGAGAAGGCGGCGCTCGGTGGCCTTCGAGAGGGTGGCGGTCATCCGTCGACGACTTCCCGCATCAAACGGCCGTTGTTGAGGATCTTCCGAAACGCGTCCTCGTAATCCTGTTCGCGGATTTGGTCGGGGTCGGTGATCGACAGTTCGCGCTTGGCGAGTTCGACCATACGCTCGATGTTCTTCGGCGTCATGTCCCACGGGTCGATGTCGTCGCGGTCCACCTCCGCATCCCACGCCGATTCGAGCGAGGATTCGATGAGTTCGCCGCGGTCGCTGGGTGGGAACAATCTCGTCATGTTTAGTCGGCCCTGGCATCGGCACGCGCGGCCGCCCCCGCGTCGATGAGCTGCTGGGTTTCGCGGTCGTCAAGTCGGTCGGCCACGCGCTCGTCGACGGCTTGCTCGATCGCCTGCTGGATGCTGTCGCCGCCACCACCACCGCCAGTGCCAGCACCGCCACCGCCGAGTTCGGCGAGCAACATCCCGCCGACCGGGCCTTCGAGCGGTTCTTCGCCGACCATCTCGCGGACTTCGTCGACCGTGAGCGCCGGCCCGGCACGCTGGATTTTCGTCGCGGCGATCTCGGCCTGCCGTTTCTCGTCCTCCCCTCCGTGGGTATGGAACGAAAGTATCCAGTCGTCGACCCCGAGGAGTTGCTGATGGATGATGCGGTACAGCCGCCCGGCGAACGTCTCCTGGTTGGGTTTGATATACGACTCCACGAAGTCCCGGACCATCTCCTTCGCGTTACCGCGATTCGAGGACTCCAACCGGCCGATCAACTGCGGCGGGAGCTCATGGACTTTGGCGACTTCCTTCTCGTTGAGCATCCGAAACTCCGAGAAGGCCATGTCCTCGTCGCTGTGCTGCTGGATCTGCTCGATCCGGATGTTGACGTTCGGGGCGGCGTCGCCGATCTTGTCTTCGACGAGTTCCTCGCTTTCGAGGGTCGCGACGCGTCGGCCCTCCTTCTCGCGCATCCCCTGGATCATCTCGCGAACCGTTTCCCGGGAGTCGTCGTCGAGCTTGCCGTTCTCCACGATGACGAAGTACTGCCCCATCGCGTCCCACTCGAAGAACTCGCGGTTGAATCGCTTGGCTTCCTGGTCGGCGACCATCGTCTGGATGGCGGCCACCCAGTCGGGGATGCCGTAGTACTTCGAGAGGGGCGAAGGGTTGGGGATGAAAATCAGTTCGTTCGCCGGTTCGGCGACGTCGTCGAGCGAGTCGTGGATCGTACCGTTCCCTTGGTCGACGTACGTCGCGGCCTCGTTCTCGCCGGGACGTCGATCGCCGGCCTCGCCGTAGTAGACCGTCTCGCCGTCGTTCTCTTGGACGTAGCCATGGCCGGCCCGCACTTGACTACCCGCGGTGTCGGCTTTGCGGACGCGGACTTCGTCGGCCGGGACGTGAGCGAGCCCGTGGAGGGTATCGTCCGCGCCGTAGATGCACTCGATGCACAGCCACCCGATGCCGTGCCAGTCCTGGCGTGCCAGCTCGAACACCTCCGTCGGCGAGGCAGCCGTCGTCCCTTGGGGGCCGATCTTCCAGACGCTCTCGCGGCCGAACCAGAACGTCTCGGCCTCGTCGCGTTCGGCGTCCGCCGGGTCGTCGGCGCGCTCGTGAGGCACGACCTTGAAGCCGAAGCCGACCTCGCGTTTGGCCTTTTTTCCGACGGCGACTTGATGGGTTCCGTTCAACTCTTGGAGGGCCGCAAGGCGATGGGGTGGGTAGGGTGGCTCGATTCCATCGCCGATGGTCGTGCCGGCGTGACGGTCGGCGAGTTGGGTCGTCTCGGCGGCCTTTTGCATCGCGGCCTTGTGCGTGCCGCCGCCCGCGCCATCGCCGATGAACACTTCGGTGTCGTCGCTGGTCATTACTGTCACTGCACCCCGCGTTTGTCGTCGACGACCTCGCCGAGTTTGGGGTCGCGTTCGACCGCTTCAGCGAGCAGTTCGTCGAAGTGAGCGCGAACGTCGTCCAACGTATCGCCATCCCCGCCTTGCACGCCGAGGTTGAGGTCGTACTGGTCGACCCATATTTTCGGCGGTTCGTTACTCGTCATCGTCCTCCGTCCGGCCGTCCTCGTCGTCCTCCACTGCCGCTTTGACCCGCTTGACGGCGGGGATGCCCCCGACGATGTTTCGCTTCTCGCGGTTCTCGTCGTCGGCGTCGTCGGTATCGTCGTTACTCATGATTTACAGAAAGTCGACGCCGCTGGTGCTGTCGTCATCGCCACCGTCATCGCCGTCCATTTCCAACGCGCCGATCGATTCGAGGTGGCGGATGCCCTCTTCGGCCATGTAGGTGCTAGCTATCAAATCCGGCGTATGTCCCTCCATCTTACCGTCCGTCAGCCTGAGCGAGAGCATCGCCTGGATGACGTCCTCGGTCGGCGAGTGCCCGCGGTAGAACTGCATCGACCCGCTTTCGACGAGCGTCCGGAGTCGCGGGATGCCGTTCTCCCACGAGTGTTTTTTGCCCGTCGTCGCGATGCCTTTGATCTTCGCCCTGAGTGAGGCCGAGAACTCGATCGCGTCGTTGGCGACGTATTGCTGCATCCCATTGGACTCGATCACCACGAGCGCCGGGTCGAAGCGGTCGTCGTAATCAAGGAGTGTGGCCTTGATCGCCGACGGGGCCATGCCCTGCTCGTGGTGAGCGCCCAAGAGCGTCCGGCGGCCGTCGCGACCGACATGCCATGCGGTGAACGCCGCGTCGTCACCGGTCGGGGACTGCGCCGGGTCGTGGGCGACGATCGTCGCCTCGCCGCTGCCGGGTGTGAGCTCTTGGGG